GATCTGCTGCGCCCGTATAATGGCGGCATAGGCAATCTGTATCTGGTCCCATAGGACGTCCAGGGGATCGGCGGGCATCTCCTGAATGATGGAGACGGTCTCTTCCGGAAGGTACTTCGAGAAGAATCCGAATTTCTCGGCATTCTTGTTCCTTTTAGGCGCGCCGTGCCCGACCGCATTCTTGTTCCCGGGCTGGCCGCCGTGCTTCTTTTTTTGTGTGCACACCTTTTCTGATTTTGTGTGCACACTTTTTTTGTCCCATTTATGCCTGACCTTCCAGGATTTTACCGTATTGAGGGAGACTCCGTACTTGTCAGCGATATCCTTATACTTCATCCCCGCCATGTAGTCCTGCTCTGCTAATATATAATTCTGCGTCTCACTCACGTCACCACCTTCCAATCCGGCTTAATTTTCTGCATCAGAAAAGCACCCCGGAGGGTGCCTGTTTAATTATTCATTATAATTTAAATAGCATTCATAATCCTTCTTGCCTAACAAAAAACCGAGAACTTCTTTTTGGTTATGAAAAACATCATTTATTTGTTCATGATTACATTTCACGAGAAACTGTTTACACAAACGATAAAATGTCACCAATTGTTTAGACAACTTTAATAACTGCTCTTTATCCAGTTCATCAGTTTTCTTAATTCCCTCATAATACTGATACATTGTTAAATTCACATTATAATTGCTATGTATCACCTCGCAACATTTCCCGTATTCACCTTCTAAATAATCAATAAACTCTTTTTCGGCTTTCTCATACCTGTCTCTTAATTCCTTAAACATATTTCTAACCCCTGTAGCATTTGTATTCTCGTATCCTAATACTACTCGGACCAAATTCTCTATTGTAGAACGAAAAAACGTATAGTATACCCTTAGCGAATCCTTATTAAACGAATGAATCAAGTTAAACATATCAGTAACTAAACAATTATAATAATGCTCTCTTCTCGTTTCTGGAAAGGCATACATTTT